TCAACAACAAGAAGTTCACCGTCAAACACAATATCAGTGCCATAAATATTGGCCAACCCAATAAACGCTTTAGCAAATAAATCTGACGCAATATCCAATTGTCTTCCATTACGACTCCTAAATTCTATTTTATCACCACGGACGATAGCGTTGAAGCGCATTCCATCCAACTTAAGTTGGACAAACGCAGGGAACCCGATTTTATCGATAAGTTTCTGTTCGAATCCAGAAGCCAGCATGATGGGATACGTCTTAATGAGATCGGTCCAGATTTTGTTGATTGTAGGTTCGCCGACTCCGCAACGAAGATCCTGTTTGATGATCCTTTCAATAACGCTGGCATCTTTTGCATTTAGTGACTCCAAAATAAATTTCAAATATTCAATTGCAGCATTACCAGTCTTGTTACGAGTGGTAAATTGCTGCTCAAGTTCTTGCATAGCCCAACCCAATGATGCTTTGGACTCAACTTTACTGACAACGTAGTTTGGGATTTTGCGTATATAATAACTAATCATAGAATCATATGCCAAACGAAATGTTTGTTTCAACATTTCATTACTTGCATGCTGCCGAAGAATAACTTCCTTAGCTAAACGAGAATTATCTGCAGCAAGAGCTTCAAGAATATCATATACTTCCATTGAATTGCCTAATAGGAATAAAATACATTAGATTGGCGGCTATTCTTTTGTTTGCGTTTATAAGCAGTCTTGTTCTCTATAACACGAAGACGATACTTTGGCGTACGAAGGTCTTTGGTTACAGGATTACGGCGTTTTACGGTATTCATTATCTTCTCAATTATTACATAATTATATAGTAAAAAGATATCCGTGTTAACCGAAGGGCTATTTTAATTACAATGAAAACCCAATAGGGAATCTATGTGCATATTTTTTAATATGACTAACAGGAAGTTCTATATATCTGAATCTTATTTTTTTATTAAAAAATGGCATTTTACCGTTTTCATTAAACTCTTTGAATTTTAATTTTAATTTTTCATGATTTATAGTCATACCATTATTCCTAACTGTAGATCCTCCTAATACCCCGTTAGTGGGCAGATTTAATTCTTTTGGTTCTATTTCTATTAAAACAGGAGGTCCATATTTTTCTTTCCAAATATAATTTAACCAAGCATCATCAAAACCGTAATTGCCAGCAAAATCCTCATCATACCCACCTAAAGACCAAAAATAATTAATATTAAGAAGTAATGTACATAAATGAGGTTCTCTATAAACATTATTTACTTTATACATAAAATTATACAAATTACTATGAGGTTTACTCTCAACCAGATCCAAAACACTAGTAGATAATTTTTTCAAATCTTCAACATTAAAGACATTATCTATATCATGAAATAAAACCCATTTACTAGTTACATTTAGAGCTGCTAAATTTCTACATCCACTGGAATTCCAAGGTATATCATCTAAAACTCTAAAATATCGAATAGGTAAATCATAAAAGTCTATAGCAGGGATATAGTCAGAATTATCATCCACTATAATAAATTCTATAATTCTTTTATATTCGGGCGGTAGTTTTTTCCACTCTTTGACTTGTCTTCGTAGACAAATCTCTGCTCTATTATTACTTTCCTTATCATCAAAAGAACAATAAAAAGAGGTTATAACTGTTAACTGTATATTTGTCATTGAAATAGATGTTTTTCAATATAAACACTAAAACTAATACTGCTTAAATTATGAGGTATAAGGCTAACTGATGTCTTAGCCTTTTCTAATGTTTTAGGATTATTATACACACCTATGATCTGATTTTTTCTTACCCGCCTCATCTTATCATGCCACCGAGCCTCTAAAATGTAAACCTCTTTCATTCGGTATGACTCATTGTTGTGGTATTAGTAATTGTTTGATATAAAATTTCGAACTCTTCGTGTTCTTCCACCTCAGAATTAAAATTTTGCTTATGGTAAGTCTTTGCTATTCGCCTGAAAGTTTTCTTTGACAAGTTTTGCTCGTCACAAATATTCTTGATCGCCCCTTGAATAAAATCTCGTTCAGCTTCAATACGAGTCATTGACCCACTAATTTCTTTCATACAATCTAGGATTGCTTTACGATCTGCTGGACTACTAGGTGTTGACATAATATTATCTCCTCATAGAAGCAAAGTCTTTTGCCTCGGTTTCACTAAAAACAGGTTGCAAACAAGATTTATGTACGACAGACACTCCTATTACTTTAGTGCCGGTGTATTTAAGATTTTCTTTTTTAGAGCCGAATCCAGTACCAGTATCTAAACTAGGAATAATCCTAGTCTCTCTACCTGGAGGTGGACTAAGCTTAGGAAAAGGTTTTACATAAGGTATATTCAATGATCTAGTAGATCGGGTTTTAAATAAGTTTGTATTATTATCCACCTTATATTTAAATTTTTGCCATTCTGCCTGTAACTCAAGATCGCGTTTCTTTGCTTCAGCTGAAGCATACTTTACTTTGCGTTTTTTAACATTGATATCATTAAGCCAAGGACCAACTATAGACATATTCACTCCACTTTAGTTAATTAATATATTAACATCATTAGTTTCATTTGTCAAATCTTCTAAATTTCCATTGATCTAATGTTTTATAATTATAAACTGGAAGTTTATACATTTCTTCAGATATTGACCAATTAGATGTGGATTTAACTTCACTTTTTTCAGCTTTTTTAAAAAAAGCTATTAATATACCGAAGGGCCTATATCTTTTTTTGAAAAATTTTCCTTTTTATCAAGTTTAGGCATTTGTTCAATAGGTGGTAATAGTTGAGGAAAAGCTGCACGTACTAATTTTTCGTTTATCGATTTCCATTTTGTTTGAATTTTCTTATCTTTTGCCAAACAAATAAGTTCAGCTTCTGTCCAATGGATACCCTCTAACAATTGAACAAAAAGTTGTTCTTTTCTGACCTTAGACAATTCAGGTTTAGGTTGAACCCAAATATAAAATCTACGCCATTCCACATAAAGATTAGTTTCAGAATAACCCTCTCTAATTTCTTTGTCCTTTTTAAATGGTGGCTCTCCCTCAGGTAAATGCATTTTTAAAAAAGGATTGAAATTTAAATTTAGCAATCCCCTTAAAGGGGCACTATTATAATCCCTTAAAATTTTTACTTTTGCATCAAATGTTTTAACTTTTTCAACTTCTTCCAATACTTGTGGTACAGTTGTTTTCATTTTATCAGAATTCCTCTATAACTTCTAACATATTTTTCATTTTATGTTCAATAAAATAATCTAACAATTTACTTTTATCTTTTTTCGGATGATTTTTAAATGTATCAATAACATTGATTTTAATCTTTTCAGGAATATGCCTAAAATCAATTAAAATTTTATTTCTATTATAATAAGATACAAATTCAACATCATTGGGCAGTGTAGTTGGGTCATCTAACCACACTTTTAGTTTTTTCGATGATATAGATTTTTGTTTAATACCTTTTACAATACAATCATCTGCTGATAAAACATTTGGAATTCCATCACTCTTGTCCCCACGAATTATATGTTCTAAAACATATCTATCAGCTGTTATCTCAGGAGCAATAAATTTCTTTTGAGTAGGTGAGAATTGTATAACATTTTTAAATCTTTGTAATTGTTTAAAGTCGTGATCACCAGAAATGATCAAAAAAGGTTTAGGATCCCCATTGTAAAATGGAGATATATTTGTTAAATCATAACTTTGCGACATTTCTGCTAATATGGCAATAACATCATCTGCTTCAGCTCCTTCTACATTTACTACCTTGTATGGAAAATATAAATTTATATCATTACAAATATTATTTAAAGTTTCAAAAATAACTTTCCAATTGAAACCTGATTTCTCACGTACTTTTTTTCTATTAGCCTTATATAGGGAGAAAAAATCTCGACGCCAATATTTAATATTATCACATGCAATAACTATATCACCATATTGTTTACCAAATTTTTGTTTGTATCCCCTCAACGAGTTGAGTATCATATGTCTAAGTAGGGGTTTATTAATTTCAACATCTGTTCTATTTCCGACTTCTGCCATAAAATTTGAAATAGCAGTTTGATTATAATCTACAACTATCAATTATTCATCTCCGCTCCATGAATTCACTTTAACTAAAGTATTTGAATTTTCCGTATAATATGCATTTCCCGCTCTTAGAGAGTTCATGACGTTAGCATATGCACTAATAACAGGTTTCCAATCTTCTTTTATTGTTTTTTCATATGCCCCAGTTCCACAACCAGATAACAAATTGAATACTATCTGATTTACTGCTGAAACCACTGCACTTTTTATTATAGTTTTGCTGAATAGAGTTTTGAATGTAATATTAAAATTACCTAAAGTTGTACTAAGGTTTGCTAAAGCATTCTTATAATCATTATAACCTGTAGCTGTTTTAACTGAATTTGATAAAGAATTTATAATATTTTCTAAACTAAGAGCATTAACGATAGTTTGTAAATCTACATCTGGTACTTCACTATTAGGACTACAACCTGAACCCAATAAATCTTGCAATGAACATGAACCTAATCCGCCTGTAGAAGTTGGATCACCTATACCAGATATAATATCTGTATATTTTTTAAAATCATCTATTTTACTAAGCATACTATTAATGTCAGCTAACTCTTGAG